GGGCATTCCCGCCAGCAATCTCAATGGTCGCGGAAGCCCTTTTCGTTTTCTTGAGCATACCGCCCACCAAACCGCCAACGATTGATCCGGCAAGCGCGCCCAGCGGGCCACCGAATGCACCACCGATGCCGCCACCAATCTGCGCGCCGGTTTTGCTAGACTTGATGCCGATAGCCTTAAATACGCCATCGACCTGTTCCCCAATTTTTGCGCCAGCAAATGCTTGACCTAACTTCTCGCCAAAGCCCTTGGCTACTTTATCAAGTTCCTTGCTCAAGATTTGACTTAACTTCTTGGTTTCTTTGTTATCGCCCTTGCCTACTTCAAACTCTAAACGAAGCGCATTCTGCACAACACTAGCGCCCTTGCCCTGCCCAAGCATCCCCGCAGCAGCCTCAAGATTATTCGCAACGCGGTTAGCGGCTTCTGCATCCTTAGCGAATGCGCTTTCACCCTGCGCTAATTCGCGCCGCAAACGCAGGTATTCCTCAAGCGCATCATTCCCGCGATGAATGCCCTTAGCCGCCATTTCAGCAACAACCGCTTCGTCCTCAAAGGCGCGAACCGCTTCATCCCGTGCATTGCCGACCAGACCGATCAAGCCGATCTGATGCTTTAGCAGTTCGTTGCGCTTGCGGATGTCATCCTCGGTCTGCTGTGCGGCCTTGAGAACTTCCTCGGCCTTGGCGACATTCAAGAGCGCCTCACGAACATCACCAAGCACTCTGATCTTTTGCGCTTCGGCATCAAAGCGAGATGCAGCCGTTACCGCAGCATCGACTTCAGCGCGGCGCAGTTCCTCGGCGGTCTTGCCAAACTTGGCGATTTCGTCTTCAAGCGATTTGACGAACGCCTGAGCCGCCTTCAGTTCTTCATCAATGCCTTCCTTCACGCCAGCGCCAAGAGACTTGCCGACCTTTTTACCGCCCTCCTTAGCCTTGCGCTCAAGTGCACGATTGACAGCAGCGCCGGAAAGAGTGGTGCCGATTTGTCCGATATAATCACGGCTGAATGTTTCACCAGCCAACTTTCCTATCGAAGATGTTGCCGCATTTACAGCACCTGAGAAGTCGCCCGAAAGCAATTTTTCGATAATACCAGGCACAACCTGAAAGGCCTCGACGAATGCGCGTGGAATAAGGGAAACAATGCCGATGATTATATTCACAGCCCTGCGGGTAATATTAACAATAGTTTCCCAAACTTCTCCAGTTGTAGCTCCAAAGTATGCAAAAGCAGCAGTAATGCCATCTGAAACCATATCGGAAAGCACATCAAACGCGCCAAGCATTACATCAACCGCAGTAACACTAACGCCACTAGTCTTGCTGATGTCGCTTGCCATAAAGCTAAGGGCAGCAGAAACCACAGCGACCGTCGCAGCAATACCAAGGAAGACTGGGTTCAACAGAACCGCTGCCGCCGCCGCCGCAGTCATGCCGATAATGGCCCTAGTCATGCCGCCGATACCAAGCCCAGCCTGCATAGCGATGCCGCCGATCTGCGAGCCCTGCTGCATGAATACGGTCAACGGGTTCTGCCCCGCTTGCAGCGAGACTGCGATGTCTTGTATTTGGAAAGCCAAGTTTTGAGAATGGTGCGCAGCTAGCCTGCTGCCCTTGCCAAGGTTTTCGATACCCTTCCCGGAGCGCATGGAATTTCGTTCAGCACGGATCATCTCCGCACCAACCGATCTGATTTGCTGTGCAAGTTCCTCCGTTGGCGCTCTAGCAGCAGCCATACGCACTTCGATGGCCTTGATCTGCAATGCGCTTTTTCCGACCTGAGTTAACTCGCGCTGCATATTGTTCAAGTATTTAGTGGCTTCGATTACCTCCCTATTTGACGAGGCGTAAGCCTTATCAAGTCGCCGTTGACTCTCATAAAGACGATCAATGCTGCTGGTCGAAGTCTTGGCGCTGGTGGAAAATCCATCAAGCGCAGCCTCGCCCTTGCGCACCTCGGTGCTATCAACCGCAATTTTCAGATTAGCTAGATCGGCCACAAGCACCCCACTTTTCTGGCGGCAATATGCCCGATTTGACGTTCAAAGTCTATGGACGCTTCTTGCCTTGATTTAGCTTGTCAGCCCAGTCACCCATCGCCTTGCTGATCTTGTCGCGCTGTTCCTGAGGGATCAATTCCTTGGGTGCCACATAGGGAGCAATGGCTTTCGGGTCAGACGCACTAGAGGCTTCCGAGGCATAGGCTTGCGATAGCTTGCGGATCGTCCTGCACTCCCACGCAGACAAGCGCAGATCGCGGTTAGACTGCCACGCTGCTAGGTCAACATCCCGAATGGCGACAAGCCCGCCCATTCCAGCAGGAACGGCAGGCCCAATGTCGAACAGTATCTCGGCAAGATATGCCCCAGCCCTAAGCGGAGGCATCACTGCTGCGCTAGTCTTGTATCGGGGCAGCTTGGCTTTTTCGGGAACCGTATTAAGCCAAGCCGCCTGCCGAACGTAGACTTCTAACTGCTCAGTCAGCAGCGCGAAAGAAATTAGCGCGGTCTGCGACAAACTCCTGCGCCAGTTCCTTGAGCCATTTCCAGCCAGTGTAGATATGACGGAAGTTCTCATGCGTCGGCTTCAGGGGCTTGCCATCCAGTTCAAAGCCCGTCCAATCAACCGTCAGGGCCACCAGGTCGTTGATCATATCAGCCTGAAGCTGATTAGCGTCCACATCCATTGCATTCTTGCCACGCGAGATGCGGGCCAGCGCGGACTGCTGCTTCTTTAGGCTGATTTTTTCGTAGACGTTGCTATCCTGCCCACGCAGCGTAATCGTCATGCCTTCAATCGGCTCCTGCGTGTCGGGGTGAACCACCTGCAACACAGCGCCTTCGTCGGCAAGAACGGGCTTTAGATTGTTCAAGTCCATAATAAGCATCCTTTGCAGCATCCGAAAGCAAAACGGGCCTGAAACTGGTCGGATGCTACCAGCCTCAAGCCCGCTCTGTTTAGCCGCACTTTACATGGCGGACAAGTGTCCCGCTATTATGCGGCAACCTTCACGATGCTGTTGTCAATTTCCAACACTACTTCGGCCATCGTCATCGCGTCAGCGTTGCCGACGTTTACGCGATAGGACATCACCTGCGCGGTAAAATACTGAATGGCCCCATCGACCAATTCAACCTTAACCGAGACGATAGCGTCCGAACCAGCGGCAGCGTCGGCCTTGGTTTCAAACACAGCCTGACCAGTATCGGTGGGCGAAACAGCCATAGTCAGCGTGACCGAGCCAAAGTTGACCGAGCCACGGCGCTTGGCAACAATGCCAGTTGAGAGCGGGGTGTGGGTAACAACTGCGGCTTCCGAACCGAACGAAGGCAGTTCTGACAATTCACCGCATGGGGCAAAAGTCAGGGCAGCAAAACCAGTTGCGTCATAGGTAGCAGGTGCGTCATCGTCGACAGAAACGATGGTGCCAACTGAGGAAAAAACGTCCGACATAATAATAATACTCCGTTGCTGAACAGCGCAGACCTTTTAACACAAAGGTCAAAAGCGCACAAATTAGGCGCGGGGCATCTGCTTTGCGATTTGTTTTGTTCGCTCGACGGCAGTGCGAACCCAACCTGTAGGCGCTTGTTTAGACCATCCTTCAAACTCTAGCCGGTAAATATAAGGAAGATTGTTTGTAATATAGAAAACAGTGCCGGGTGCTTTTTGTATAGCGTCTTTCCCAGCAGAAATGGTAGCGCCGCCACCAGGGTCTTTGCGGTCAATCGTTCCGCTTGCAGCAGTGCTAATCGAGGCCTGCCAATTTCCACGCGCCCGCCCACCACGCGCCGGCCTTTTATCGACCGGGGTGCCAAGCACAACTCCCTTTAGCAGTTCAAGGCACAGAAAGCGTACCTGCTTTTCCTGCAATCCCTTAGCCTTCAAAACAAAGTTAGTCACTTCCTTGGCGAAGGTCATGCTAGCGCCCGATAGTAAATGCTGATCGGCACGACAAACCTATCGCCAGACTTGAAGCTGGCCGATCTTTCCGTGCGCAGAACCGCTACAGTGGTTGCGCCATGCGTCAGCCGCAGCCCGCGAACAAAAGTAGCCTCAACCGCGTCAGCCGCCGTAAACGCCGCACCCTTGTTCAATCCAGCCGGAGCATAGCAAAGCACCTGATAAAAGCCTTCAAGCGCGTCAGTGCCTCCAGAGCGCAGCGCAACAGGCACAACGCCGGTAGGGTTCATGCTTTCCGAAAGGAAGGGCGCACCAGCAGGCGGGTTGAATGATTCGTTTTCGTATTGGATAGCGTAGCCACCCGACACAGTGGTCAGACGGGTCGCCATTGCTGCCGAAATGTCAGTGTAGCTCACCGTCATATCCCTCAATTTCGCGCATCTGAACGTCAATCGCCACAATCTGCCCGTTGTCACGGCGCAGGATGTAAGCAATCACCTCGTTTTCAATGCCAGTCAGGATGCTATCGACCTCGGCTTGCTCCCATTCAACGGGAAACCAAACCTTCTTGCCGACAAGATCATCAGGGTCGATCATTAGTTAGCCCTTAGCTGGCAGAGGTAGATAATGTCGGCACCGCTGCGTCGGATAAACTGCACGTCCATGATGCGATAGGTCTTGCTGTCAATCGTGGCATTGGCGTTGACTTCAGGCCGGGTGCTGACCTTTTCCAAGATTAGCTTGATGTCGCCCGCCTTGATCACCTCACCGTCAATCTCGCTGCCGACATAGCCCGCCGGATAGCCGTTGCCCGTAATGGTCTGCGGTACGCTTGGAGTTTGCGCTGCCCCAGTGACCGGATCAAACGCGGGGGTGCTTGGCGCGAACGTAATCGTCACAGCCTCGCCATTGGCAGCAAGCAGTTTGGACGCAGTCGCTGCTAGACTCACGTGCGCAGAACCCGTGTGTAAAACGCGCCGCCCTCATTTGATCCGCCGTAAATGTATGGTGTGAGCATACGACTGACCATTGGGAAACGCTGCACCGCGTCGGAGCCGTCAGCGTATTCCACTTCTAGCACGTCCACCTTTTCGCGCTTCACCCGCTGGCCTAGATCGGCAAGTAAGTCCTCAGTCAGCGCCCGAATAGCCAATTCGACACAGGCGTTGACGATAGGGAGTGGGACAGTGTTGGCTGCGATTGGGTACAGATCGACTTCCACATTGGAGCGCGGCCAGCTTAGGGCTTGCGTTTCCGAAGCCCTGTAGCCGCGCCAAGCCATCCGATAGGTGGCCTCCATGTAATCCGTGGCCCGAACAAGCGCCGCCTCTTTAAGGGCATTAGCGCCCGTCCACGCGGTCAATCCACGTGTCGTAGCATAGTCATCAGCGTGTGCCACTGATGCATAGCTGTTGGAATTACTTAGGCCAGCGCCAGTCTCAACCACGAATGCCATCAGTCACCTCAATAGCTAGACTTGCGACGACCGCGCCGCTTGGGTTCAGTAGTTTCTACCACAGCTTCGACTTCAGCGATAGGCTCTGGATCGACTGCGGGCTTGTTAGAAATAACGGGTGCTTTTTCTAACGGGGCAGCGTGACCAACAGGCGCGAAGCGAATGTCCAAGATACGTTCGCCAGCAGCGATGTGATTGGCCTTTGTCTCAGGGCTTACCGGATGCGGCAGGTATACGGTTTTGGTAAGTGGCATTTCAGTCTCCTAATGCAAAGAAAAAGGGGCAGCCGTGAAGCCGCCCCTTTCCCTCAACTTCATTCTGCGAACATTACGCCGTTGCAGAACCGATAGCAAGAACACCGGAAGTGTGCTTGATGTCGGTCGCAACCTTGTCCCAGTTGGTGCCGGTTGCCAGTTCAGCGTC